GATCCCAAGCCGGTGAACGCTGCCGACCTCGCCCTGGACCAGGCCGTGGACGATGCCACCCATCAGCCGGGGCAGGCCCGGATCGAATGTCCCTGGTGCGGCCAGATTGCTGAGGGCCGAGAAGAGTTCAAGACGCATATCAAGCTGCTCCATTCCAAGGAAATGGCCAACTCGGTTAAGGACAAGCGTTCTGAGGACGAGCAGGCCGAAGAGTTCGCCATGGAGCGGAGGGCCAAGCGGGCGCGGGAAGCGGAGAAGCAAGAGGCCTAACCAGGAGTATTCTGGGTGCTGACGAAATTTGATTTCAGGCAGCTGTTGCGGGATGCCCTAGACGATCCCAAGCAGGCCCGCTGGAAAGACGAGATCCTGGACCTGTTCACGGGCCTTACCCTAGACTCCATGTGGGGTGAGCTCCTGCAGATAGACCCCTTTGTCACCAATCAGGTGGACACCCTTACGAGCCTCACGAGCCCTGGATATATAGACAAGAGGCTCTCCAGTTTGCCGGCTGCATTTAAGGGCGATCTCAGTCAGAGGCTGTACCGGATTAAGAGCATTGTCAGAAATGGCAGGGAGTTGGAAGAGGGGGATGCCAGAAATTTTGTGCTGGAGAACGACATCCTGCTTGCCGGTTTCCGTCCTGCCTACTGGCACATTGGCGATCGAATCTACGTAACGCCCCTGGACACTGCCGATGATGTGGAGGTCAGCTACAGCTTCAAGCCGGCTTCCTATAATGATCAGGATGACGGCGATGATGTGGTCTGGCCTGACGGCTACGAGACCGCTCCCATATATGAGACTTCAGGCCGGATGTTGACCAAGGGGGGTGCTGAAGACAATCAGGGGCACCTAATCTTAGCCGACAGTGAGTTTGGTAGGCTGAAGGCTGCTGTACAAAGGAGATCCCTGGGTCCAGTCATGATACTCAATATGGATGATGATGTTGGGTGGGGAGGCACTTGATGGAAGGCCTTAACTGGGTATGGATCATTGTTGGCCTGGTAGCAGTTGTGGTCGGTCCTGGTGGAGGCTTTTACGTTGTCATGAAAGGGGCCTCAAAGCGTATTGAGGAAAAGTTCACGACCTTTGTGGAGCAGATGCGGATAGATCGGGAAGAGACTCGGGAGTGGCTGAAGGATTTGCAGACAGAGACCAGCAAGAACACTACGGACATTGCGGTCCTAGAGGCGCTTCAGAAGGAGGCGTAGATGGCCTATGTCCATGGCAGGAACTCCCTAAAGGAGTTAGCCACCCTACACCATGATCTTCAGATCATTGTTACGGGGCTCCTGGAGGTCTATGACCATTCCGTGGAGCAGGGAGCCAGAACTGTAGATCAGCAGATTGCCAACATCAGGAGGGGCGTGTCTAGGACCTTAGACTCCAGGCATATTCCTAGGGACGATGATGGGCTCTACGATCCCACCAAGCCCTGCATTGCTGTAGATATTGTACCCTATCGGAAGGGTGTAAATCCCTGGCCCCAGGATGATGACTCGCCTAAGGTGCAGTCCAAGCTCAAGGGCAGGTTCTACTTCATGCAGGGTATTGTGCGGCAGATCGCGCACCAAGAGAAGATCGAGATTCGGCAGGGTCAGGACTGGGACCGAGATAATGATTTTCTGGACCAGTCATTTGACGATATGCCGCATCTGGAGCTCTGGGTACCTTCCTGGCCCAAGTTGGTTGTCGAGGGGGAGCTTCTGGAGCGAGCCAATGAGGCTTTAGTATCTCGGGGACTGAAGTCCTATGGCTAGATTCTGGGATAATGTCAGTGGCTGGCAAAAGATCCTGTTTTTTATCCTGGTGGTTGCGACAGCGGTACTGTTCCCCGAGGCTTATGCTACGGTCTTCAGTTCCATTATGGATGGGCTCAGGACTTTTGTAGATCTGTTCACTGGAGGCGTACAATGAAATACCTACTGCTCGCTGCGTTCCTGATCGTCGCTCCATTGTCGGGCCAGCAGACCGTTGTTTATCCCGATGTGCAGATCGACAACATCGTGAACGTCGAGCCGACCCCCATTGAGATCACGGTGATGAGTGATAGTGCCATGATCGCTAATCTCAATGAGAATCTGGAGGCGCTTCGAGAGCAGATTGCGGCCGGGGAGTGTAACTCCTGTGGGGGTACGTCAACGACCACCAAGTTCGCCTTGGGTGTAGTGGGACCGCTGCTCCTTTGGATGGCTATATCGCTACACAGGGGCAGTAAGGATAGTCCAGATCATCACCCCGGCGAGAGAGGACCAGTAGGACCAGCAGGACCTCCAGGGCCGCAAGGGGAGCCGGGTAAGGATGGTAAGGATGGCAAGGACGGCGAAGACCACTACGGAGAGAACTGATGGGACTTCTTGGACTTCTACCTGGGTTTCTCAAGCCACTGGTAGGACTGGTGGATACTCTGCATACCAGTGCGGGAGAGAAGCTGGAGCTCAAGGCAGTCCTGGATAAGATTGCCAATGATCTGGCCATTGCTGGCCTGGAGCACGATCAGGCTCTGGCTGAGGCTCAGGCCTCTATCATTATTGCTGAGGCTAAGTCGGAGAGTTGGATTACTAGATCCTGGCGCCCCCTGATGATGCTGATGTTTGGGTGTTTGATCTTTTTGATTGCAACGGGGCTTATGGATGTGCTGGCTCTCCGGGCGGTGCCGGATAAGCTGTGGAATCTCATATCTCTTGGCCTGGGCGGATATATTGTAGGCCGGAGTGCTGAGAAGACCATACCTAAAATCCTTGCAGCGCAGAAGAAGAAGCAGGATGCCTAAGGAGAAGATGGTTGAAAGGCGGTTCGACTTCCGCGGGGGGCTGAATACCAGGGACAATCCTGATATTCTGCAGCCCAACGAACTGGTAGAGGTCACCAACTGCCGGCTGGCTGCCAAGAGGGGCGCCATTCAAATCCGCCTGGGCAGCAAGAGGATCCATACCACTACTTTGGGCGGCAGTGTCCTGGGCATCAAGCAGTGGAATAATGCTGGAACCCTGCAGTTGGTGGCCCTGGCAAATGGGGACCTGCACCATAAGACCACGGACCTAGGGGAGTTCACCTTAAATAGTCCAACTCCTGTAATTGGTACTGATCAGGTGGACATTACGCTCATGAGGCAGAGTGCCAGTGGAGCTCCCCTGAGGCTGTACTTCGTGGACGGTACCAATGTCTGGCGATGGACCGGATCAGCTCTTACGCGATTGAGCACCGGTGGCGCCAATGAGCCTCCTCAAAATGCCACTCATGTGAAGACCTACCACATCAGGAATTTCTATGTGGACAGTGATAGGCCTGTACACATGCAGTGGAGTGTCTTGGGAGACCCTGAGGACCAGACCATCAATACTGGCAACGGCGCCGGTGAAGCCATGATGGACGTACTATCAGGAGAAGGCGTGATCAGTATGGAAGTAATTGGGGGGTCGTTGCTCGTGGCTACAGAAAATTCTGTGGTCCGGTATACGGGCTACACGGCCAGTGACATTCAGATCGAGCAGGACACCGATGGCGTGTCTAGCACTGAAGGTTGTGTGGGCAAGCTGGCCTTCAGGAAGATCGAGAAGTTTGCTGCCATGCTGGACACCAGGGGTCCATACGCGGTCAATGAGGAAGAGAGCATCTTCCTGGGCGATAAGGTTTTTGACGATTTTATGGCCCTGGACCGATCGGTGTTGGCTAACGCGGTGGTGGGTTTCAATCCCAGTAAGCGTGAGATCCTGTGGGCAGTTGCCAGGACCGGTGACGGGGGCCTGAACAAGACCGTTTACATCTACAATCTGGACTTGGGCATTTGGTACGGGCCCTTTATCTACCCATTCGGGATTACGTGCCTGGCAGAGTATGAGGACAGTTCGGGCATTCAAGGCGTTGTGGCCGGCTGTTCAGACGGCTTTGTTAGGCACCTGGATATTGGAACACTTGATGACGTCCTGGCAGACGCTACTGGCGGTAGTGCGTTTACCATGACTGCTGAACTGGCACCGATATTCTTTCAGAATGGGCCCAGTCAGATCTCGACCCTGTACCGGGCACATGTTCAGGCAGAGATCACAACTGGGGTGAACCTGGACTTCAAGCACGCCTTTGATGATGACGCCCTGGAGACCACCAAGGTCTTGGGCAGGGGTGGTACGAAGGCCAAGGACTATAGGGTGGATGTAGGGGGTCAGGGCGATAGGCTCAGGATTCAGCTCACACTGGACGAGGCTGCCACCCTGTTCGTCATTCATGGGGTGACTCTCAGGGCCTATGACATGGTCAGGGATGCCTAATGGCTTTTAGAGAAGACCCCAATCCCCTACGGGTGAAGTTGCCTGAGAAGGCTGCCGTAGGGCCCAAGATGATCAATCGGGCTCCTAGATTACGCTCCCGGTGGGAACAGCAGGCCCAGGAACGGACTCAGACCGTAGGACGGATAGGGGACTGGCAGAAGAGTCTGGATGCCATCACCACTGGAGTGCCTACGGCAGGCGTGTTCATTGAATCGGTTGCTGAGAGGATACGTTTTGGTAATGCCTCTGCACTAGCAGTTGGTTCTGGTATTTTTATGGGTCTGGAGGGCGGTCAGTACGTATTCCGGGCCGGAGATCCTCCTAACGGAGACTATTTCCTCTGGAATGGTTCTACCCTAGGGATCTTTGGCGATGTGGCCATGGCCTTAGGCGGCAAGATCTCCTTT